TATGGGACGTAGAGCATTTTTAAAATTAATGGGTGGAGCTGGTGCTGGTATCGCTGCACTTAAATCTGGATTAATCAATGTATTCAAACCAAGATCACAAGCGGTGCAAGAAGTTGTAGAGACAGTTGCTAAATCAGATGCAACAGGAATGCCGGAACACTTTATGCCTTTGGTAAATAAAATTATGAACGAAGGTAAACTTGTAAAAGAGTCAAATAGAATTCAAACATACAAACACCCAACAAGACAAGATCTAGAATTAGAATATGAATTAGATACGGGTAGTGTGGGTGTAAGATTTGAAACAGATGAAGGTATGCCTGCTGATTATTATTTAAGAAAAGCTGTGCCTGATGAAGGAAACCCAAGAGGAACGGGTGATGAATTCTTTGAAGGAGAAATGGTTTATAGACCTGATGCTGGTGGATCTTACTCAAAAGATTTTGAAGAGTACATTAGTTCAGGTACAACAAATCTAGATGAGTTTACTGGTGTGAAAGTCAAAGACGCTAACAAATCAAAACTTCCTATAGACGTAGCCGACCCAACTGAATTTGCTAGCGGTGGTATTGCTAGAATGTTAGGAGAATAATGCAATCTGTTGAAGAGATACTTTACCTTCACGAAGACGATGTTGTGGAGATGAAACAAGGTGGCCGTGTGCCATTTCAAAAAGGTGGCGAAGCTTTAGATCGTAAAAAATACGACGAACTTTTAAGACTCTTAAAAAGACAAGATGAAATAAAAAGTTTTAGTTATAACCCTAACTTTGATGCAGAGTTTGGTTATTCAGAGTTGGCTCCAACAAGAAAACAATACGCAGAGGTTTTTGAAAGAAATTTCAACGTAAGATTAACAGGAGATGAAACGTTAGATGAGTTAGGACATTTGTATGAATTGTTGGCAGAGTTTCAAGAACAGATACCAAACCTATCTCCACGAAACAGAGGTGGTGTTTATCTAGCCGGTAAAAAAGCTTCATTAAAAAAAATTGCAAAAGATTACGCTGACTTTGGTAAAGCAAACATAGATGCTGTGGCTAAAGAATATGGTATTGATTATGCTAACTCACACAGGGAACAAAGAAAAGCAGTTAAAAATTTTATATCTCAAAGAAAAAGTGCATCATCTGTCGATGATGCAAGATTGTTATTTGACAAACAAGATGAAATTGAAAAAATTTACAATACGTTAGTTGAAAATTATAGAAAAAACAAAGGAACATTTCCCGGTCAATCCGACAAAGTAAAATTAAGAAAAGAAGCGATCAACAGAATTGCAGGTCGTGAGAAATCAGAAATAGCTAGAAAATTAAAAAATTTTAAAAACAAAGAAGTAGTGTTAGTTAAAGAAAAAGGTAGGGTTGTAGATGTTGTATTTAAAGACCCAGCAAAACAAGCAGAGTTTGTATCTGATTTAGAGTTTAGGTTTCTTTATCCAGAATCATCTGGTGGTGGAGTATCATCTTATGCTAAACAAGCAGGAGTATTAGATCAAGAAGCGTTTAGAAAAAAATTCAAAAAGCACAGTTAATGACATAACAGGAGCAGTTGCTAAAGCAGAAGGTTTTAAAAAACCAACTATGCAAGAATTTATTACTGCTCAACAAATTGAAACAGGAACTAATGCTAAAAGAATGAAATCTATGAAAGATAAAGGTTTCAGACACTATATTGATACTGAAGGAAAATTAATTGAAATGATGGCACCGGCTAAATCTAAAAGATTAACAATAAGTCAAAAACTAGATCCATTAAATGTTAAACAAGATATTATAAATCAAAAGATTGGAATGGGGTTAGATACTTCTCACAGTATTAAAAACCCATTACTAAATCCAGATAAACCAGGACCACAATTTAAAGCAGAAACATTAGATACTTTGTATCCGGTTAGAAGTGATTTAAACAGAGGGCCGATGGGTGGCTTCGATAGAAGTGTTTTAAACATTGCAGAAGAACAATTAGAACAGGTTGTTAAAGACAGAAGTAATTTAATAGATAAAGCAGGTAGAATTATAAAAGGTAAAGAAGATGAGTTTGCAAGATTGCAAGCTAAAGGAAAAAGAATTGTAAGAAATTATTCTCAAGCAGATGAATTGTTTGGCACTGTTTACAGAGGTGCTCCTGGAAAAGCAAGTGGACCAACAAATGTCAAAGGTGTTTTAAACTTTGAAGTATTTACACCGGGAGCTGATGGTAAACTAACAGGTAAACTTGTTGGTGGTGATGTTGCAAAATCTTATGCAGGGTTATCAAAAGAAGCTGTTGCTAAAAAACCTTTTGCACAATTTACAAAAGCTGACAAATCAAAAGCCATAGAAATAGTTAGAGGAAGAATTGATGATATCAAACAAGGTATATCTGGATTAAAAGGATCACAACTTGGTACAGTGTGTAAAGCAATTACAAAAGCTGGTTTTGCAGTTGGTGGAAATGTAACAGCAAGTTGTTTAAAAGCAATTGATGACAACCCAGCAAGAGCCGTTGCAGCTATTTCAAAAATTTCTAAACCATCAGGCAAGTTAAGAAACATAGTTAATCTTTCAAAAAATTTAGCAAAAGGAACTGGCTATGCATTACTTGGAGAGTTAGCTATCGCTGCACCTATTGCTTTGTATCAATATGGTCAAGGTGAATCTAAAGAAAGAATGATTGGTGATGCAACATATGGTTTAGCTGGTCAAACAATAGATGATGAGAAAAGAGAATTTATGGGAGAAGAAGGTTTTAAAGCACATAAACTTGTAGATGATCTAGGACAACTAGATAATCTAACAACTCAGTTTCAAGATAGTGAAACTATTATGATGCCAGAAGATGAAGAATTAAACATTCAACAAATGAATAAAAAAGAAAAAGATATTGCTGAAGGTTTAAAATCTTATGAGGCAGAGGACGGAAGTTTTGACAGAGAAAAATTTAACAGAGATTTTGATACAGGATCTGCTGGGTTAAAAAACCTAGAAGATGTAAAAGGATTTAGAAGAGATGTTAGAAGAGATGAAGATTATGACGTCTTTGAAGATGAAGTAGCAGCAGCTGGTGGTGGGCTGATTACTTTAAACCCAAGAAAGCCACAAGCTTTACCACCAGAATCAGGACCTAACCCACAAGGGTTGGAAAACCTAAAATATTATGTTACAAGTACATAGGAGTATATAAATGGCAGATATAGACAAAGGACTCCCTAGTAACACTCGTACAGAAATTGACGTTCCTACAGAAGAGGAAGTCAAAGAAGTTAGTGTTCAAGAGGAGGAAGTAGAAAAAGGTCCGGTAGAAGTTACACCTGAAGAAGATGGCGGCGCAACAATAGATTTCGAACCAGGTGCAATTAACATACCAGGAACTGAAAATCATTTTGATAATTTAGCAGACATTTTACCTGAAGATGTTTTACAACCAATTGGTAACGAACAAGCAGGTAACTATCAAGATTACAAAGCTTCAAGAAAAGAATGGGAAAGAACTTATAGAGATGGTTTAGATCTTTTAGGTTTTAAATACGAAGACAGATCAGAACCGTTTCAAGGTGCATCTGGTGCAACTCACCCAGTTCTTGCAGAAGCAGTTACACAGTTTCAAGCACAAGCTTACAAAGAATTACTACCAGGTGATGGACCTGTTAGAACAGAAGTTGTTGGAATACAAACTCCAGCAAACGACTTGCAAGCACAAAGAGTAAAAGATTACATGAACTATCTTGTTATGGACAAGATGGAAGAATACGAACCAGAGTTCGATTCTATGTTATTTCATTTACCACTTGCAGGTTCAACTTTTAAAAAAGTTTATTATGATCAAGCAGTGGGACGAGCCGTTTCTAAATTTGTCCCTGCAGATGAATTAGTTGTACCGTATACAGCTACCTCATTAGATGATGCGGAAGCAATTATTCACGTCATAAAAATGCCAGAGAACGAATTGCGTAAGCAACAAGTTTCTGGTTTTTACCGAGATGTAGAGTTAGGTCCTCCAGGCGCCGTTGATACAAACAACGAGCTCAAGAAAAAAGAGCGAGAGCTTGAAGGAACTAAAGCTACCGGTAAACCACAACCGATTTATACTTTACTTGAATGTCATGTTAATCTTGACCTTGAAGGTTTTGAGGAAGTAGATGCAGAAGGACAACCGACTGGTATCAAGCTTCCCTACATCGTAACAATCGATGAAAGTACAAAGACAGTTCTTTCTATCAGAAGGAACTATGCGCCCGATGATCCGAAGAAGGATAAGATCCAATACTTCGTCCACTTCAAATTTCTGCCAGGACTAGGATTTTATGGCTTCGGACTCATTCATATGATTGGCGGATTGAGCAGAACGGCAACGTCTGCTCTCCGTCAATTATTAGATGCGGGTACATTGTCTAATTTACCAGCAGGTTTCAAACAAAGAGGAGTTAGAGTACAAGACGAAGCTGCCCCAATACAACCTGGTGAGTTTAAGGATGTCGACGCACCAGGTGGTAGCTTACGTGATGCATTCTTTCCGTTACCATACAAAGAACCATCACCAACATTATTACAGTTACTAGGTATTGTTGTACAAGCAGGTCAAAGATTTGCTTCAATAGCCGAGATGCAAGTTGGAGATGGCAATCAACAAGCTGCAGTTGGAACTACAATTGCTCTTCTTGAACGTGGTTCACGTGTCATGTCTGCAATACACAAAAGACTGTATGCAGCAATGAAAAAAGAATTTAGATTATTAGCTAACATTGTTTCAAAATATTTACCACCAGAGTATCCATATGATGTTGTGGGTGGTGCAAGAACAATTAAGCAAATGGATTTTGATGACAGAGTAGATATCATACCTGTTGCAGATCCAAATATATTTTCAATGTCGCAAAGAATTACACTTGCACAAACAGAATTACAACTTGCAACAG